CAAGAAGCCGTACTCAGGGGTGTTGGAGTGTTTTTATCCGTATTTTTTACCGTTGGATGGGCTAAGAGAAGCCCTATACCTAATGACGAACAATTTGCCGTCGTTATTATTTTACTCGCCATACTCACCGCGCATTTAAAGTTTAAATAAGTATAGCATTAAGATGGAGACAAATAGACACGTTCTCGTCGAAGAACCAAATGGTGATGTCCATGTGGGTGTCGACGAGAACGTCCCAGTTTCCGAACCGAATGTAGAAACGCGAATCATCATGACTACACACGTCGAATATATCAACACAGTGAAATATACTTCGATGATAAAGTTTATCATGTTCTTGTTCACCGTAGCAAATTTCTGTCTCGCGTATTATAGAGGTTTGGTAATTGATGTTGTAAATTTTAACATAAGTGTCATAACTCTCATAACTGTACACCTTACACATCCGTTAACACTTATAGAACTAACAACACACATTATGTTCATACTAACGAGTGTACCTATATGGTGTATCACACACAAATGGGTTGATGTATGGTTTCAATTAACATATGCACTCAATATGTTTCTGGGAATTAAAACAGCTGAATACTCCTTAAGTGAATGATCGTTATTCCTGGTTATAATTATCACTGTTTAGACGATTCATTGTATCATCAACTAGCGCCGCAGAAGACGAACAAGATGAACATAAGCAACACGCGAGCATAAAGTATACGGGGAATGTTTTAGTTGGGGTATCTAACAACATTTTGATAAAAATTAATATACAACACATACACGACAACTGTGAAGAAAGTTGTATTGGTCCCATAATTGGACCTACTCCATCAAAATCAATAAGATTCCCCGTCGAACTCATTTATAGTATATGTAATTAAATTTTTTCACATATCATTTTCAAGTTCCATAAAAGCATTTTATGTTTTGAACTTTCGACAGTACTAAAATCCTGTATGATCGACATTATTAATTCGTTATCATCTTCCCCTGAAGTTCGGAACGAATGATCTTCTTTTCTAACCTGTCTAATATAATCAGCAGTTACGTAGACGATCGCATCTAAAAACTCCTCTCTTGCCATATTCAACCACGAATTATTACGCGTTCCCCAAGTACGAGTATCATCATCAACACGTACACCATGTCCATACTTTTCACGACCCATTTCCATACGCTCTCTCACTTCTTCCAAAACACACATGCGTTATTATTGAATTAAAACTTTAATAATGTATGACAAATGTTTGTATGTGCTATAAAACCAAATGTATTATCCACAAGTCCCAAGAAACCCGAAAAGAAAAAAACGTTGAAAGATTTTTTTATTAAAATATTTGGACCAGAAATTGATTACCAAAAATTTAAAAAGGAAAATAAATGGGCAATACGTATCAAAGAAAAAAACAAAGATAAAGAATAATACCAAATATAAAATATGCCATCGGTTTGTCTCTTCCCCGTCAGTGTCCACTCTCGTAGATCCGTTCGTGTGCGCGCGACGAGTGAATCAGATATCAATAAGATCATCACTCAGAACAGGCGACTCAAATCGGTTTTACGTAAGACCAGGGTCACGTCTAATTGGAGAAGTAATAATAGACGCATCGTCTTGGAAGAACTCGCTTCATTTCTTGACGTGATGGATGATGTCATTGATATCATGTCTGACGAACCAGAACTAGTGACACAAGACTCACTGGATGAACACGACGATATCATGGACCTATACGAATTTTGTGGTGAAGTTCCCGATGATGTTGGATGTAAGATTTACGATGTATAAATGTAGCCTAAGTAAGAACAATACTATAGATTTGTAATACAAGATGGAAACTCTCATCCTCGTTGCAGAAAATGAACTTCTTCGCATCGAGAATGAAAGACTTACGAAAATGTGTATTACAAATAAATTGAGATGTCCCTACACGACTCTAAAGGGTGTTCAATGTAAAAATTTATATGGAAAATGTACTTCGAAACACAGTTCACAATTAAAATAATTCACGTTCGGGACCACGCTTCACGAGGTATACGTGATCATACGCATGTAAAAGAGCAACAGCGAGAATCATGGTAGAAATGATGGCACCATTCATCTTACGAGCAGAGTACGCATACGCGATGATCGCACTAAGAATGACAATCTGAGCGATTGTAAGCTTGGGCATGACGAAACGTTTTTCAACCGTGTCCACTTCGTCTGTAGGAGAGGGAGCTGTGTACATAGAGATCTTGTCGTAACCTGGCATTTTTTATTATATGTGAATAAAATAATGTGGTTCATACCACTTTTTGTATTCGGGCTGATGTTACATGACTACATGAAAAGTCCCATCGACCGTCTTTATTTTCAGAACATGAAACGTCCCATGTTTGGAATATTAAATAGTTTGATTGACATTTTCTTCCATTCACAAATATATCGAATACATGACTTCCCGGGTTTATGGTTAATAAAATTTCACTACAAAAAAATAAAAAAAGAATTTGACGAGATTTCAAAAACATTACATAAAAACTATTTTCACGATTCCGATCACTGGTTTGAAAAGAATGATAATTATTATTTTTATAGGGTGAAAGATTTCCCCGTGACGAATAGTTTAGTACAACAAATACCGAGTATATACAAAAATACAGCTGTATTTGCAGTCATAGAAGGTCCTATGTACATAGCACCACACCGAGCAGAAACTAATTTTTTGTTAAGATATCATCTCACCATACAAAGTGAAGATACGTGTACACTTTATACGTATAATAAATCACATGTACATGAAGATGGTCAGGCTTTTCTTTTTGATCACGCACGTTATCATGAAGTAAACAAACCGGGTAATGGTAAGCGTGTAGTATTAATATTGGACGTTCGTCGTATATAATTAAACACCGGGAAGGGTCTTCTTCTTAGCAGGCTTCTTAGCCGCGGGCTTAGCTGGGGCGGCGGACTTTTCCTTATCCGCACAGCACGTACAATCCTTTCCGGGAGGACCCTGAAGACCGTGAGGTCCTGGGGGACCCTGGAGTCCCTGGGGACCACGGGGACCGGGAGGACCCTCTAGGGCTTCGCCGCTAGTACCAGAAGAATCGACCATTTTCAAGAGTAACTCGAAGAGAGCCTTTTTATCTATACGGACGCGCTGCATCTCAGCTACGATTTCGTCACGGAGAGAAGTCATTGTAATATATATAAAGGAAATATTATCTTTAAACTAAATGTTGTTCATAGGACCCCAACTCATCACGGGTATAGGTCAACATGCTAAAAAATATCTAAGAGTTTTCCCTGGAACAGGGTATTATACCATAGGATCTCAACTTCCTGAAGATGATAATGCTCTCATTTTTCTACTTCCACTCAAGGAACACATGGAGTATGTGAAATACGCCAAAACACGTATTAAAAACCTGGCGTGTATGACTGTATGTGAAACGGAAACGGTACACGAAGATTATAGTATGATTATGTCTGAATTTAAACGTGTGGCTGTTCCGAGTATGTTCTGTAAAAGAGTACTGTCTCGACAATTTCCTAATAACGAGTTTTACATCATTCACGCACACATTCCAACTCCACGAGAAAAACCGTTTACATTCTACCACATCGGAAACGTTCTCGATCAACGCAAAAATTTTGGAAAAATACTGGAAGCTTTCGTTCGTTTAAACGAACCGAACACGAGACTTCTCGTAAAGGCAACATGTGGTAAAGATATAGAAATTCAAGTTCCCCGTGTAGAAGTCGTAAACGGTTTAATTTCCAATGAAGACATGGACGAAATTCATGACCGCGGTGATTGTTATGTGAGCTTTTCGAATTCGGAGGGTGTTGGCATGGGTGCTGTCGAGGCGGCAGTTCGAGACAAACCCGTTATCATAACTCGATACGGTGGAGCTCCTGAATACATACACACACCTTATACAATAGATTGTGAACTTCAAGAATTGGAGAGAGATGACTTTTTATTTAAAAAGGGTATGTCTTGGGGTAAACCCAATTTCGACCAACTTTTGGAGTTCATGAAACATGCTTATGATAATAGAGTTCGACATATGGATCATAGTCATACTAAACGTCTTACTGGAAAAGATAACGTTTTAAGCGAATTCGTCTACCAGGTAATTGGTAATGTAGACAACAAGACCAGTAAGAATAGCCCCGGAACCGAGTGACCCCTTTTGAGCTATGAGCATGGTGTTAATATCATCTATGAATGTAATACCAGTAGGTTTTTTGATAATATCGGGAATCATTTTTGCGACGAGAAGATAGACGATCATAGAAATGATCACGGGTTTGAGTGTATCCTGATCTAACATTTATATATAACGACAAAATAATACTAGTTAAGAACCGGCTTCTTCCCGAGCACACTTTCAATCTTAGATACACTATGCTTTTTACAATACATCCCACATGTCGCCCTGAATGTACACTTTTTACCCTTTAGTGTGGTAGATTGGCATAAACGCCCCGCGTGTTTTTGTTCGACAACTCGTTTGGGTGCTTCATCCAAAAACATGACTGTACGCGCATTTCTCTTCTCAGCGTGACGGATGTACCCGTGTTTCATTTTCATGATACTTCTTGTCAAGTGTTCACACTTTTCGTCAGGTGTATCACATTTCATGTGACGCATGACATTTTCGAGATGCGTGTGATAATCCATGATGAATATACTTTCCATATATTCGTCATTGACTTAAGTCAAATTAAAGCTTTTGTTTTTGTATGAAATATGAGATTGGTATGGAAATCGGAATGTTTTTTGTGTGAAGCTCCATTAAATCCATGTGTACGAGCACATGGAAGGCGGACAAAGGAATTTATTCGTATGTACAGATCAATCCGTCCACTTTTCATGACGAATAACGATAAATTCTACTCGTTCCTGGGAGGAAGATTAAATGTGAAACCCGTATGTTATGCGTGTTTCTTAAATAAACCAAAAGTAAATATAAAAGCTCTCAAACATCGAGAAATAGGTGTGATTAGACGCCTTTCTCCGAGACCCAAATCTAAAACAAAGGATGAAATCGTACAATGGTATGACGGTTTGATTCGAAGAGCGCTGAAAAATGGTATTGATATTACTTGATATACAGAATACCACATTTAAAAATGTGACACCAATAATTATATGCATAAACTTATACGTTTTTACGTGACACTGATATGTCCGTATTTAGTTTTTCAATATGATTTTTATAAAAGGAAACCAAAACCTAAGTTAGAGACTAGAGTTGTAAAAAAATAAGGAAAATGGAGAGTGTCCAAAAACTCACTCACATTGAACACGTCCTCAAACGACCTGACTCATACGTGGGTCCAGTCGATTTGAGTACTGAACCATATTGGATTCTCGATGGGAAGAAATTTGAGAAGAAGAACCTCAAGTACTCCCCAGCCCTTTTGAAAATCTTTGACGAGATCCTCGTGAACGCGATCGATCGTAACTCCCTTCATCCCAAGAATGTAACAGCCATCTCCGTTTCCATAGACAAAGAGACCGGCGCGGTGACCATTGAAAACAATGGACCGCTTGGGGGTATCGGTATCAAGTTTAACGATAAGGAGAACGTCTGGAACCCCGAACTCGTCTTTGGTCATCTACTCACGAGTACCAACTATGATGACAGCCAAAAGCGGATCGTAGGTGGTCGCAATGGATATGGGGCCAAATTGACGAATATTTATTCGGGTAATTTCTCTGTGGTCATCAAGGACCACGAAACGAAGCAAACGTATACCCAAAACTGGTCCAAAAATATGTCCATTTGTGAACCTCCAAAAATCAAAAAACACACGGGGGCTACATCATCTGTGGCCGTGACCTTCACTCCGGATTGGGGGCGTTTCAAGATGTCCAAAATGGACAACTCCATTTACAAGATCTTTCAAAAGAGAGTATGGGACGCGAACATCTGTACTTCGGCAAACTGTAAAGTGAAGTTTAACGGTGAAGTTCTTCCCAAACAAAACTTCGAGGCGTACGCGAAGATGCATGGTATCGAAAACGTACATAGTGTTACGACCGACCGCTGGTCCGTGTGTATCGGTCCTTCTGAAGATGGTATGCAACAGGTATCGTTCGTAAACGGTATCTGTACTACTAAGGGTGGTACGCACGTTGATCACACTGCTTCACTCATCGCTTCCGGAATCATCGAAGAGATGACAAAGAAAATCAAATTGAAACCTCAACAGGTTAAAAATACATTCGCCATCTTTGTGAAGGCAACTCTCGAGAACCCAACCTTCTCGAGTCAAGTCAAATCCGAATGCACACTCAAGGCACAGGACTTTGGCTCGAAGTTTGAAATGCCCAAAACATTCGTAAAAAATGCGTTGAAGACTGGTATTTCGGACGAACTTACGGCTCTTTCGAAATTCAAAGAAATGAAAGAACTCGCAAAGACAGATGGAGGGGCTCGTAAATCAAAAATTACGGGTATTCCTAAGCTTGACGACGCAAATAAAGCTGGAACTACGCAATCTGGAAAGTGTACACTCATCGTCACGGAGGGTGATTCGGCTAAGACTCTAGCGGTCGCCGGTCTCTCTGTGGTTGGACGAGATCACTATGGCGTTTTTCCCTTGAGAGGTAAGTGTAAAAATGTTCGCGATTCATCGGTAGCACAATTGACATCGAATCAAGAATTTAACGATCTCAAGAAGATTCTTGGTCTTCAACAAGGTAAAGAGTACACGAACGTGTCAGAACTTCGCTACGGACGACTCATGATCATGACAGATGCCGATAACGATGGCTCTCACATCAAAGGTCTCATCTTGAACATGATTCATTACTTTTGGCCAAGTCTTCTGAAACTAAATTTCGTCGTGAGTATGGTAACACCCATCATCAAGGCTACAAAAGGTTCAGAAACCAAATCCTTTTACACCGACTCCGCGTTTCGATCCTGGTACGGAGATGGTAAGAATGGTTGGCGTATCAAGTATTATAAGGGTCTTGGTACGTCTACGTCTGCCGAAGCTCGTGAATACTTCAAAAAGATTCAGGATCTTACCGTCAAATTCGATGTGGATACAATGACCGACGAATCGATTATTCTCGCATTTGACAAAAAGATGGCGGATGCCCGCAAAACCTGGTTACTTGAAAGTACTTCGAAAGAGGCGAACGAACTCGAAGTTTCGTATGGAAATGTAAAACAACTCAACATTACAGATTTTGTACACAAAGATCTTGTCAATTTCAGTCTCGCAGATCTTAAGCGATCGATCGCACATGTAGCCGACGGACTCAAACCTTCTCAGCGAAAGGTTATGTACTCATGCTTTCAAAAAAATTTGAGGGATGAAATGAAAGTCGCACAATTAGCCGCATACGTCGCCGAAAAGAGTTCATATCATCACGGTGAAGTATCTCTCGCTGAAACTATCGTAAAACTCGCGAACGATTACACGGGATCTAACAATATCAATCTTCTGGAGCCATGTGGACAATTTGGTACGCGGCTCATGGGTGGTAAAGACGCTTCTCAAACGAGATACATTTTCACGCGCTTGACAAATGATGCCCGTCGAATTTTTGATGCGAAAGACGATGCGATTCTCACGTACCTCGACGACGATGGTCGTTCTATCGAACCCGAATATTACATGCCCACACTTCCGATGGTTCTCGTGAACGGGACGGAAGGTATCGGCACCGGTTTCAGTTGTTATGTTCCACCTTTCAATCCAGTGGATATCAAACAAAATATTATCGATCACATTTCCGGTAAACCTATGAAACGAATGAAACCATGGTTTAGGGGGTTTAAAGGTCGCATTTTCGAAGACGATGATACCTGGGTCGCAGAAGGTGTGTGGAAAGTTCTCGGTACGACAATCAAAGTCACAGAACTTCCACCTGGTCGTTGGACTCAAGATTATAAAGAATACTTGGACACACTCGTAGAAAAGAAAATCATCGGAAGTTTTACGAATAACAGTACCACAGAAGACGTAGATTTCGTCATTCAAGAGTACAGGGGTAAAGATATTATCAAGGATCTCAAACTTCAAAAAGTTATTCGCACGAGTAACATGCACCTGTTCCACCCGACAAAAGGTATTCATAAATATAAAAATCCCGAACTTATTTTACTTGATTTCATCAGTCTTCGGTATGAGTATTACAAAAAACGAAAAACACATCTACTCGAAGTACTGCAGAAAAAATCTGAAATGTATTCCAATCGCGCTAAATTTGTGACTATGGTCATCAATGGAAGTCTTGTGGTATTTAAACGCAAAAAACAAGATTTGGAAGCGCAGATGTCTACCATGTTTCCTAGAGTGGATGGTGCGTATGATTATCTCTTAAACATTAAAACGGTCGACTACACAGAAGAACGCGTCACATCTCTACTTGAAGAATCGAAACAAGCGAAAATGGATTTGGAAATTATGAAGCACACGAGTCCTCTAGTTATGTGGGAAAACGATATTAAAAATATATAAACAATAGATAAGTATGGATTTGAAAGGTTCAAACACAGGAGCTACACTTTCCTTAAATGCCATAGGTCAACAGGATACATATCTTTTAAATAAAGACACTGAACATTCGTTCTTTAATTATGACATCAAACAACATACGAATTTTTCTAAATATCATAAACGTGTAACTGTACACAAGCCAACAAGTGCGGGGCCGTCATGGCCTTTCGGTGAATCTGTGAAAGTTACACTAAATCCGACAAACATGGGCGATTTGTTGAGTAACATGTACGTACACATAAATTTTCCAGCCGTCGATTCCACTTCTAACATAGCGGATCAGATTGGTCGCCACATTTTTGAATCCGTAGCGATGCGTGTTGATGAACTAGAGGTGGATAAATATCATGACGACTGGGGTATCATATACGACGAATTATACTTGGATGATTCAGAAAAGTATACAAAACGTTACACATTGAATCGAAATGGTGCACAGGGAACATCTATGATAAATGATGCGGCACTTTCCCGGTACCCATCAGAACTAATGATTCCTATTCCATTCTTCTTTTCTCGAAAATATGAAAGTGATGAATATTCGACAAATTTACCGAATAGACCATATTTTCCAACGTGTGCTATTCATAAACAAAAGATTGAATTTGAGTTCAAAGTCAGACCGATAACATTTTTCACTAATAATCCATCCACAATAACACTAGATACGTTTGATATAATTACAGAAGAGATTACAGTTTCACCCGAAGAGCGTACATTTCTCATGACAACTGAGCAAACATTCATCACTGATATAGCCAAAAAACACCCAACAGAACAGACTATTGTGGGTGACAATAATATTAAATTACAACTCGTCCCGAGTATTCCTGTTAAGACGTTGAACTGGTTTTTCAGGAAAACGGTTTTCGAAGATGAAAAGGAAGATGATGGTGGCGGTGCCACCATTCCCGAAAAGTATTTTGAGAATAGGTTCAACTTCACGAGCAATACTTCAAATTTTACGACGTATAATGATTTTTTCTATCCGGTTATGCAAAGTGCTAAAATTTTTGTGAATGGTCAAGATTTACCAAACATACCAACGCCACAAGCGAATTATTATAAATATGTAGTGACTAACAATTGTAGACTATCGCGTCCAGAGAAAAACATATACACGTACGCATTCTCGATGAATCCGATTAATGTGGAGCCATCGGGAAGCCTAGATTTTAGTCAGTTGAATTCGGATCGTACTATTCTAGATATAAACTTGACAAGGGGATTAACGGATACATATACCTTACACTTGTATTACGTCGGATATCAGACGTTTAGATTCAATGGTGGTTTCATGTCACTTGCTTACTAAACAGCGTTTCGTGATGGTCTCGAATATAATCAACAATTTTGTTTTTAATACACCATCGGATGAAATTCAACTGTGCGACAGTCGTATGAATTTCATCTTGTGTGCCCGGAATTGTATACACAATTTTTTCGCTTCGACAAAATGGATCAAATAACTTTTTACTATATCCATCAAGACTGGATTTATATGCGCAGTGTACACTAAAGATTTTTCCATCTCCCGTCTTATACGCTAAATTTGTCTTTTTGGAATAATTTGTGATGAACCACTCGAGATTTCGAAGTGAAATTCCACCACTCTTATTCAGTAGTTCGATGAGTATATGTTTATTTTCGGGTACTGTGTAAAATGTATTGATTGATGATAATAGAATATCCGATTTGTTCATTCTACATAATAGAATCCAATTCTCTAAACTCATTCACGTTTTGATTTTCACAAGCGGGACACCCCGTTACAAACCCAGATGGAAATGCGTGATTGTGGCGAAGACCTTGTGGCATCAATATCGGTGTACATGGTCTCGGATCATTCACATGAAACATACAATACCCATCTTGTATCGCTCGATTCATACAGAGTTTACCATTTTTCTTAATTCCCATGCAGTGCGTCGTATCATCACCCATAAGATCTCGGCGAGCAACCCGTATAGGTACAGAATACAACCTGGAAACCTTTTCGATTATAGAATACAAAGTCTCTTGGTGCTTTTTTTCCATAGAAGACAGTTGATCCCTGTGTAATCGAGTCATCTGTGAAATCTGCTCTCGATGAGATTGTACCATCGGAGCAGACTGTTCTTTGTGTTCACGTTTGAGTTGACTAATATGCTCCCTGTGTTTCTGTTCTACAACTTTAACCTGTTCGTTCGTCGCCCGTTTAACCTCCTTGTCGATGATCGCAGTCAACTGCTCAGTGACACCCATGTACTATTAAGGTGTCTTTTTTTTAAATATATCACACAGCAGCATTTGAGATTTGCTTGTTTCAGCTTTCTTTTTCCTAGGTGGTTTAGCTCTCATCAATAGTTCACCAAAAATATCATCTTTCACATTTTCAAACAGGGGTTCAAGAAGATCGCAGACGGGGTTTAGAAATTTATTCAAAAAATAATAGGGATAATCGATGGGTAAATTATGCTCTCGAACATACACCGGATCTTCCGACTTTTCAAATGCACGCGCCTTAGGATCTTCCGTCTTGATTAAAATGTACGGTACACGATCACCCGACTGCGGTTCTGAACCCGGTTGACGTTCGCGCATTTTTCGAACGACCTGAACATGCGCTTGATTAATACTAGCAACCTGATGTCCCGTCACTGAAACACTCTCACCCTTCACTTTATACGTGTCGGATAATGATTGACTTAAAATGAGTTTTTCGTTTGGAACGTCACCTTCTAAAAGTTCAACCGCACGTTTTCTCGCCAGCGCTTTAGGTGCGTCCGTGCCACTACTATCCAACACGACATCGAGCAGTTCCTTACACACCTCGCGCACGTGTGGTGTGTTATCACGACGTACCAACTGTAGACCTTTCACATCTATATAATCCATGTTCATACTTCCATCTTTACCTTTTGTCCAAAGTTTCGCGGCATATCGTTTTTTTGAATATAAAAAATACGGACAGTATACCTTTTCGAGTTCAAGATTATTTGGTGCTTTGAACAACTTGGTACATTCATCAGCTGCACGCTCTCCCAGTTCCCAACTATATTCAATGGCTTCTTTACCTGTCCGACCCTGTACATCGAATTCAATCATCACGGAATCTGTATCTCCATATCTTACCTTCGAACCGGGATAATGCTTTTCAACGTACGTCTTCGTTTCGTCAATCATAGATCTTCCTTTTAACGTTGTCGTAGACGCGATGGCTACACACGGCAAAATTCCTTTAGAAGCTCCAGTAAAACCGTACACGGAGTTCATAGAAATTTTATATGCGAGCTGTTTACCATTATACATTTGTTTTGTAGCACCAGTTGAGTTTGCCATATCTTTTTTCGCTTGTTTTCTAAACAATTTCAACTCTTTCAAAATACTCGGTAAAATGCTAGGAACGTCCTGTGCGAATGTATGTTCTCCAAATCTCTCGTATGTAATACCGGGTAAGTTATCATATTTGGGATCTTTTACAAGAGTCGAATAACATAAATTGTGTGCCATCATGATAGATGGGTACAACCCTTCAAAATCGAGTGCTGTGATGGGCGTGTAATACGCTCCAGATTGCGCTTCCAGAACAGTAGCACCGACGTACCCCGCATTATCCGTATATCCATACTCGTATGTCGGAACTTTAAATCCCATCTCACGCGCCTTTTTCGTCAACTGACTAAACACCTTGATTTGCTGACCACGCTCTACCAGGTAACTCAGGGGTACCCACGTCGCTTTTGCCATTTCCAAAAGATTCATGAGTGTACAGAGTCTTGTTAAAAGTCTATGTGGAAGAAGTG